AACACATCATGAAAGAATATATTGACCGTCAGGTTGAGATTCGCAATCGTGCATGGGAAGAAGCCAAGTCAATCTTGGACAAAGCCACCGCAGAAAAGCGTGACCTCTCAGCTGAAGAAAACCAAACCTATGAGCGAATCTCAAAGGAACTGGACGAGCGTGCACAGACCATCGCAAAACTTCGTGAAGACGAAGCTCGTGAACTGCGCCTCGATGCAGCAACCCGTGACATCGCCTCACAGGCACGTCCACAAGAATCAGCTGCACCAGTTGCAGATGATGCTTCGTTCCTCCGTTCACTTGTTATGGGCGAAAAGCGTTCACACACATTTGAACGTCGTGACATCACCAAGGGTTCAGCAGGCGCACCTGTACCAACCTCGTTCTACAACCAAGTAATTGCACAGGCTCGCCTTGTTGCACCGATCTTGCAAGTAGCAACGATTTTGAACACCGCCGGTGGCGAAAACCTTCAAATCCCTTCGCAGTTCAGCTGGTCAACAGCAACTCTGCCAGGTGAAGGAACCGCAATCAGCGAGTCCGATCCACAGTTCAACTCGTTCGTGACCTTGGGTGCTTACAAGTACTCATTCTTGACACAGTTGACAACGGAACTCATCGAAGACTCTGGTGTTGACATCCTCGGCTTCTTGGCAGAACAGACTGGTAACGCTCTTGGTTATGCAGTAGGTTCGGCTTTGACAGTCGGTTCAGGAACCAACCAGCCAAAGGGCATCGTCACAGCATCAGCTGTTGGTGGTACCGCAGGCACCGCAACCGCATTCACCGCAGACAACTTGATTGACTTGCTGTACAGCCTTGATGGCGCAGCACGTAACCTTCCTGGTGTCGGTTGGATGATGAACGGCAAGTCAATTGGTGCAGTTCGCAAGTTGAAGGACACAGCTGGAAATTATGTATTCCAGCCAGCTCTTTCAATGGAATCACCAGACATGCTTCTTGGCAAGCCAATCTACGAAAACCCTTCAATGGTCGACGTAGCAACTGGAACCAAGTCAGTTATCGTCGGTCACCTTCCTTCGTACTACGTACGTACGGTTGGTGGAATCAAGTTGGAGCGCAGCGATGACTTCGCATTCAACACCGGCTTGGTGACTTTCCGCAGCACATACAGGGTTGACGCAAATCTTCCACAAGTTAGCCACATTAAGCACCTCCTACAACCATAAGTTGAAGGTAGTGCAACCGATAGCAATATCGGTGTAAGTTTGAGGGTAGGTCGAACACGCAGGGCGACCTACCCTCATTTCTTTTTATACCCTGCGACCTGCGAAGGAGAGAACGGTGGGAAATGCTCGTAATCGTCAAGAACACAATGGTCGAGTTACCAGACCTAGAAGCGGAGATATTGCTCCGAAGGGGAATAGCGCACTTGCCAGAGCGGGCAGATTTGCCGATCCCGACACGCTACGAATCCTCTGGTATTCCAACGCACCATTCGCACCAACCGGTTACGGCACCCAAACAGCGCAAGTCGTCCAAAGGCTCATCAAAAAACACGAAGTAGCAATCCATGCGATGTATGGCATTGAGGGTATGGCTTCTATTTGGAATGGGATAAAACTTTATCCACGAGGGATGTCAGCGTATTCAGATGATGTGCTTGTTGCGCATTGGATGGATTGGGCTAATGGCAATCGTGACATTCCAGCGATGTTGATGACGTTGTTTGATGTGTGGGTGTTGAAGTCACCATCGTTGGATCAGGTAGCGAATATCGCTTCTTGGGTTCCGATTGATCATGCGCCTTGCCCGCCTGAAGTGATTGCTTGGTGCAAGCGTCCTAATGTGAAACCGATTGCGATGTCTAAGTTTGGTTTGCAAATGTTGCAGAACGCTGGTGTTGATGCGATGTATGCGCCTCATGCGTTTGAAAAAGTTTTTGCTCCGACACCGAAGTTGGCTAATAGTCGTGGTGAGATGACAGGTCGTCAGCTGATGGAGGTTGATGAGGACAGGTTTGTTGTGATGATGAATGCTGCGAACAAAGGTCAGAATCCTTCACGCAAATCTTTTGCTGAGAACATTCTGGCGTTCGCTATCTTCGCTCAAGACCGTCCTGATGCTTTGCTGTATTTGCATACTGAACGTGATGGTGCGATGGGTGGAATCAACTTGGCTCACCTTCTTGATGCGTGTGGTGTGAAGCCTGAGCAGTACAAGATTGTTGACCCTTACGCTTATCGGACTGGTTTCCCTCAGCAGGCGTTGGCTGCGCTGTACACCGCTTCAGATGTGTTGTTGGCTTGCTCGATGGGTGAAGGTTTCGGTATTCCTGTTATCGAGGCGCAGGCTTGCGGTACGAGGGTCATCGTTTCTGATTACACGGCTCAGCCTGAGTTGGTTGGGGCTGGGTGGGCTGTGGACATTCAGCCGTTCTGGGATAGCCATCAACGGTCATGGTTCTGCACCCCTCAGGTACCGTCCATCGTGGATGCCCTGATACAGGCCTACGAGGCTCCTAGAGGCGTGTGCCAGGAGGCTGTGGACTTTGCAAGCCAATATGACGCTGATGCCGTATTTGAGAGCCATTGGAAGCCAATCATGAAGGAGTTGTCGGAATGGTGCCAGTCATCATCATCCCCGTCCTAAACAGGTATGACCTGCTTGACAGGTGCCTTCGGTCGATTGACTATCCGGTTGAAACTCTCATCATCATTGACAATGGTGGACAGTCCACGTTGCATGATTGGCCTTGGGTCATTGACCGTCGAATGGTCAAGAACTATCACGTCTGGTCTATGCCCACCAATCTTGGTGTTGCTCCATCATGGAACATCGGTATCAAAGCAACACCTCACGCTGACGGTTGGATCATTCTGAACTCTGATGCGTTCTTTGAGCCAGGTCAGTTAGAAGTTTTTTACAACGACTGCAAGCCTGATTCGGTGACATTGACTGAAGCTCAACCTGGTTGGTGTTGTGCATGGATTGGTTCTGAGGTTGTTGCCAAAGTTGGGTTGTTTTCGGAATGTTATGTTCCCGCCTACTTTGAGGACAACGATTTTCAGGAACGGGCTAAACGCCTAAATGTCGAGTTCTGGACTTCTGACGCTGGGGTCATTCATGACAACTCTTCTACTCTTTTATCTGCACCAGAACTACAGGAAAAGAATGCGAAAAGTTTTGCTGCCAATGGTGCGCTTCATGCGATGCGATGGCAGTCAGGTTTACCTGATGCAGGTCATTGGGATTTAACACGACGAAGGGAATTGGGATGGGACTAGAGGACTACAACCTTCTTCACGAAGGAGAAACAATTTATGTCATCGGGTCAGGTGCGACCTTAGATTATCTGTCACCTGATTTCTTTGATGACAAACTCAGCATCACGGTCAATTTCTCTGGGTCAGTTTTTGGGATGAAAAACTATTACTGCTTCAGTCATTATCACGGCGACGCAGTTCATGAGGCTCGACTTGATGAGTCAATCGCAGTCTTTACCCCGTTACGTGAACATGGAACCGATGCAGAGTTTCAAGGCTTCATGCCAAAGATCGTGACGTTCCATACCCGCACCGGCAGACCAGGTGTGTCGTTCAACCCGCATGACAAGGATTGGCCTGTTGAGTATGACCAGTTGGTTATCGGGTCTTCAGGGATTCATGGGGCGATGCACTTGGCTGCATACATGGGGGCGAAGTTCATTGTGTTGGTTGGGGCTGACTGCGGTTCGCTGGGTGGCAAGGACAGGGTTGATGGTTATGTAACTGGCGATACTCATTGGGCTTTATATGAGCAACACCTTCGAGCGATGAAGCAACGGTTGTGGGATGTGTATTCCTGTCAGGTGTATTCGTTGAACCCGTTTGTGAACTATTCCCTTGAGGGTGTGAAGTATCGTGGTGCTGCGTCAATCAACTAGAATCGGAACACCATGACCATCACGAACGGTTACGCCACACGCAATCAAGTTAAAGCTGCTTTGCGTATCGGCACAGCTGACACCATTGACGACGACCTGATTGATAACTGTGTTGGTGCAGCGTCACGCCTCATTGATGGTTATTGCAATCGTCGCTTCTGGTCTGCTGGAACAGCGACCCGTGTCTATCAGGCAGAAGATTCCTTCTACTGTTCCATTGATGATATTGCTGGAACGGCTATCACGTTGAGAACTTCATCGTTTGCTGATGGCAACTTTGATGTGACATGGACTGCAACTGATTACCAGTTGGAACCGTTGAACGGAAACCTTGATGGGTTGACGTGGAGTTACGACAAGATTCGTGCTGTTGGCGATTATCTGTTCCCAACGGTGAACGCTAACTATGGTGAGCAGGCTTTGGTTCAGGTTACTGCTGTTTTCGGTTGGCCTGCAATCCCTGAGCCAGTAACTCAGGCAACGATCATTCAGGCTTCACGCATCTTCAAACGCTACGACTCGCCACTTGGGGTGGCTGGGTTTGGTGACTTGGGTGCGATTCGTGTATCTCGATACCTTGACCCTGATATGGCTCAGTTGGTTGAACCGTATCGTCGTATGCGGATTTACGCATGAGTTACTCAGTCACCGACATCAAGACTGGTCTCGCTAACGCTTTAGCAACTGTTCCAGGTTTGCGGGCTTACGCCCAGCAACCGGACAATATCAATGCTCCGTTCGCTTGGCCTATGTTGGATTCAATCACCTACAACGGGGCGATGCGTGGTGGGTTGGTGACCCATATTTTCGTGGTGTCTGTGGTTGTGGGTAGGTCTGCGGAACGTACAGCTCAGACTGCATTGGATGGGTTTCTGTCTTATGAGGGTACGACTTCGGTTCGTGCAGCGTTAGAGGCTGACAGGTCTTTGGGTGGGGTCGTATCAAATCTGTTGGTTGAGTCTGCCTCGAATATCTCCACGATGGATGGGAACGATGCGACTTACCTGATGGTTGACTTCCGTGTGGTGGTGTACGCTTAGTCTGTTGATTCGTCGTCCTGCTGGCGTGTATAGTTTCATTAGTTAATCTTCGAGTGCCGTGAGGCAGGAGTATCAAATATGGCAAAGCAAGTTCTCACAAACGTAGCGGTCACCTTCGGCACGGCGAACACCGACATCACTTCGTATGTCGCATCAGTAACGCTGAACCTGTCAAAGGCTGAAGTAGCTACAACAAGTTTCGGTTCGTCTGGTGCAGTAACTCGTGTTGCTGGTCTTGCAGACAACTCCATCACTCTTGAGTTGCATCAGGATTACCCAACCATCGAGAAGTTGTTCTACGATGCTTGGAATGCAGGTACTGCTGTACCAATGACAGTCAAGCCAAACGGTACTGGCGCTGCTTCTTCTAGCAATCCATCGTATGCGTTTCAGGCTCTCCCGTTAACTTGGACTCCAATTTCTGGGGCGGTGGGTGACCTAGCCACAGCCTCTATCACGTACCCAATTGACGGTGCAGTAACTAAGACTGGTACTGGCGCATAACTTTTCTTTAACAACCCTTACCTGCGGAGGTAGATAATGAAGATAGCCCTTGAAGTTACATCGGCATTGGATCAGAAGACTCGCACAGTTATTGCTGCGTTTCCTGATTTCATCGCTTTTGAAAACAAGTTCAATCGAAGCGTCGCAAAGTTTGAAGCAGAACTAACGCTTACAGACTTGGCTTATATTGGTTGGCATTCTGAGCACCGCCAAAAGAAAACTGGTTTAGATTTTGATTCGTGGATTAACGACATTGAGTCATTAGCGATTGGTGATGCTGATCAAGCTGTGATCGTCCCTTTGGAGACCAGTCAGCCCATTGGATGATTGCATACCTATCTGTTGAGACAGGTATCGCACCATCGGTGTTGCTGGCAGAAACTCCTCGAATGCTATTTACAATGCTTGCTTATTTGCGTTGGAGAGCAATTCATCTGAACAAGTAGTCTGTTGATATGGCGCAAGCATTCGGCAGAGCAGGAGAAGTTTCAATTACTGGTGGCAACGATGCCATTGAAATTGTTGGTATCAATAAGTTTCTCCGTGATGCTTCTAGAGCGAATCAAAAGTTTGACGCTGAAGCTCGTATTGCTGCTGGAAAAGTTGCAGAAAACCTTTTAGCCAAGACTCAAACTGAGGCTGGTTCGGTGACTCGTAATCGCCAAGCTACCGAGGTGATGAAAGGGATGAAGGTTGGCAAAGATCGAATCCCTAAACTTTATTTAGCAAGCAAATCTAGTTTTGTTTCAAAGTCCAATCCGAACAGGAATCGTAAGCGTAAGGTGACCAGAGGTGATGTGTTCTTTGGTGCAGAGTTCGGTGGTGGCAAGTTCGGCAAGGGGGCGAAGACCTCTGCTGGCGGAAGGTCGGTAAATAAAAAGGGTGAGTCCCGTGATGGGTATCGCAAAGGTGGCGGGTACACCAGCCAGTTTCTTCGCCATCGTGGCAGGGCAGGATATTTCTTTTGGCCTACTGTCCGTAAAGAAAAAGAGAATATAGCCAGAGAATATCTGGACGCTATTGAGAAGGTGTTGAAGACCCTTGACGATAATGCTTGACTTGAGCTGAGTTTCCTGTACCCTTCTAGGAGGAGGGGTTATGGCAGTTCTGTTTAAGAATGTGAAGTCTATTTATCCGAAGCCGTTGGCTTCGTCGTGGGAGCAGCTCAAAGAGTTATTGTCGTTCCATGAGGAGAACTCAGTCAAGCAGGCTGGGGCGTTGTGGTCTCCGGTTGAGTATGACTCTGGCACCACCAGAGGTAACAACAACGTCAGGTTTGTTGAGGCGTTGGTTGTGGACATGGACGGTGAAGCCTTTGATGATGCTCGACTAGACGGTTTGGAATGGTTTGCCTATTCCACCTATTCGCATCGCTTGGATGATCCTCACTATCACCTGGTCTTGCCGTTAGCGGAGAAGGTGCCTGCTTCGTTGTGGCGGGTGGTGTGGTCTGAGTTGCATGACCGTATTGGTTTGGTTGGTGACCCTCAGACTAAAGACCCTGCACGTATTTTCTATCTACCTCAACACGCACCGGATCAGCCGTTTGAGTTCCATGAAGGTCATGGTGTGTTGTTGGATTCTTCGTTCAGGTTGGATGTTGAACCTGTCATCAATCCTGTGTCGCCTCGCTCGAAGCAGGTTCGTCAACCTCGTCAGCGTCGTGCTGGTTCAGAGATAATGTCTGAGGCTTGGTGGAATGAGCCTGTAGATATTTCTCGTTGGGATGGCCTGTCGGGGAAGGCTTTATATTCTGCGATGCTTGATGAGTTTATTGCTTTGCGGAATGGGTTGTCTGTTATTGAGTAGAATCTTCGCATGGCTGGTGAGCGCACGTTTGTTGTTAAGTTTATTTCTGACATTCTCGGTGCCACCAAAGGCATCAAGAAAGTTGGGGATGACTTAGGAACCCTAGGTAAACAGGTTGATACTGGGTTCGGTCAAAAGTTCAAGAGCGTCATGCCATCGTTCAAACAGTTTGCGGTTGCTGGTACCGCTGCGTTTGCAGCTGCTAGTGCTGGTGCCTATAAGGCAATCCAATCTGCCTCTGACTTGGCTGAATCACAGTCCAAGGTTGGGGTGGTCTTTGGTGATTCAGCAAAACTTGTAAATGATTTTGCTAAGACTTCTGCGACTTCGTTTGGTATAACGAAGCAGGCTGCTCTTGAGGCAACTGGTACTTATGGCAACTTGTTCCAGGCGTTCGGTGTAGGTCAAGGTGAAGCAGCAACAATGAGTACAACGCTTGTCGCTTTGGCTGCTGACTTGGCTTCGTTCAATAACACAACTGTTGATGATGCGATTCTTGCTTTGCGTTCTGGTTTGTCTGGTGAAACTGAACCGTTGAAGAAATACGGTGTTGCGATTAACGATGTTCGGTTGAAGGAGCAGGCTCGAAATATGGGTCTCTATTCGGGGACTGGAGCGTTGAGCGTTACCGCTAAGACACAGGCTGCTTATGCTTTGATCCTTAAGGACTCGACGTTGGCTCAAGGTGACTTTGAACGCACGAGCGGTGGCTTGGCTAACCAACAAAGAATCCTCAAAGCACAACTATCGGATGTGACTGCTCAGATTGGTTCAGTCATGATTCCGGCATTCCTGGGTGCTGTGTCGTTCATCAACGATTCAATGCTTCCAGCCTTCCGTGATTTTGGTTCAGCTTTAGAAGAAGGCGGTCTGGCAGGAGGGTTTGATTTTATCGCAACTAAGTTCAAAGAATCTGCACCTATGGTGTTGGAGGCTTTAGGTTCAATGATTACTCAGGCTGTTGAATGGATTGGCACATCAGGATTGCCGATGCTCTTTGATGGTATCAACAAACTTGCTACGGCTTTGACGGATTGGATTGAACCTCGAATCCCAATGTTCATCGGAAACCTCACCAAGTTTTTGATGGCTGGATATGAATGGATTTATACAAAGGGTTTGCCAATGTTGTTGGATGCTGTACAGAAACTTGGTGACACGCTTGCCAGTTTCGTCGGTAAAGCTGCACGTCAACTTCCAGCACAACTGGTAAATATGCTCGTCACTATTGGTGGATGGATATTGTCTGAAGGTATCCCAGCACTTTTGGCTATGGGTACTCGACTTGCTGGGTCGCTAATTAAGTGGACTTTGACTATAGGTGGACAACTTATCGCTGGTTTGGGTGGGGCTGTGGTGGCTTTGGTTGCTGCGGTACCTGACATCTTTGCTGGCTTCGTTAAAGGTATTGCAAACATCGCAGTCAATACAGTCAAGGGTTTTGTTGGCAAGTTTGGTGAAATGAAAACAGCCTTAGCCAATGTTGCGGTATCTGTAGTCAACACTCTTATTGATGTATTCAATAAGATTCCTTTGATCCCTAACATCCCGAAGATTACTTTGGATACCAAGAAACTTGGTGCTCAGGTTGGTTTGACTGGTGCGCAACTTCAAACCGTTAACGAAAGATTTGATGACGTTAACGGCACTTTGAAGGTTGGTTCTGATGTGATGAACGATTTCAAAGAAGAGACCAAGAAGACTGAGACTGCTACTGGTGGTGCTTCTAAGACGATGAAGACTGCTAAAGAAAAGTTGGAGATGTACACGGATGCTTTGAAGAAAAGCACTTCAGCGCAGAAGGGTTTTACAAAGGCTCAAAAGGACACGAAGTCTGCTCAGGATGATTTGACTCAAGCCAATAGTGATGTCATCGCAGCTCAGGCTGCTTTAGATAAGGCCGTGTCTGGGTTTGGTGCTGGTTCACCGGAAGCGATTAAAGCACAGAAGGAATTGGATCAGGCTCAGCGTGGGGTTGAGCGGGCTGGGTATCGTGTCGAGGAATCGTTGTTTGCTGTGGCTGATGCTGAGAAGGCTTTGGCTGATGTTCGTGCTGATCCTGAGTCAACTCCTCAGGCGATTCGTGAGGCTGAGATTGCGTTGGCTGAGGCGAAGTTGTCTACGAAGGATGCTGTTGATGAGCAGAAGGATGCGACTGATGGTCTGATTGAATCGCAGTCGTATTTGAATGAGTTGATTGGTGGGGCGATTGTTGGTTCAGCATTTTATGCACAGTATTCTGATGCTTTGACGGAGGCTCAGAAGCGTCAGGCTGATGCACAGGAAAAGCTCGCTGATGCGAAGGATCGTGAGGCTGAGGCTCAGGAGCGTTTGAATGAGGCTTTGCAGAAGACTGCTGATTTGATTACTAAGTATCCGAAGGTGCTTGGTGGTATGCCGAACCCTGTTGCTATTACTACTGGCGCACAAACTTTGGCTGATAACAATTCTGGAAGTCTGTTCAATGGTGGCGGTATGGGTAATTTCAACATTGAAATCAATGCTGGTTTGGGTGCGAGTGGCATTCAGGTTGGTCAGGAGCTTGACCAGTATTTACGAGAGTATCTCGGTTTTACCGGTAAAGAGTTCTCGTTTGGTTCTATTGGGACTTTGTAATGGCTAAGACTGCGGTTTGGGGGGAAGTCCTCAAAGTCAATTTGGATGTTGGGTTTAAGTCCAATATTTTTAAGTTGGATTCAAGCGTTCTTGATGGAACTGATGCGCTTGAAGGTTCAACAGATTTCGTTGATATTACTGAGTATGTTCAAAGCATTACGATCAATCGTGGTCGTAGTAATCAGTTAGATACTTTTTCAACTGGCACGTTGTCAATCACAGCTGATGACCGTGCATCCGGTAGGTCGTTTGATCCGTTGAATACTGCGTCACCTTGGTATGAGGGTGAGTTGGGTATTGCTCCCCGAAGGTTGGTTGAGGTTTATGGTGGGTCTGCTGGTACTGCTGCGATGTTTAAGGGATATATCTATGACTTAAACATTGATTATGACGAACCGAATTTCTCCACCGCTCAAATTATGGCTGTTGATGCGTTGGCACAGTTGTCGCAAACAAACCTTGCAGGCTTCAACCCTTCGTCACAGTTGTCGTCTGATCGAGTGAATACTTTGTTATCTCGTAGTGAGGTTTCTTGGTCTACTGCTTTGCGTGAAATCAATACTGGTGTGGCAACTCTGGGGACTGTTGCTTATGCTGATAATGACAATGCGCTTCAAGCGTTGAACGCTGTACAGCTTGCAGAGAATGGTCGGTTCTATGCGTCCCGTGATGGGATGCTCGTGTTTGATCCTCGTATTCAGGTTTCGTTTGGGACTGCTGTGGCGGTGTTGGGTGGGACTGCTGCGACTGATCTTCCGATTCGTTCTTTGAATAGCGTGTATGGGGCTGAGACTGTTTTGAACCGTGTGTCTGTTCAGGTGCAAGGGTCATCTGTTTCGAGTGTGGTGAATGGTACGGCCTCGCAAGTTGAGTATGGGATTAAGAACTTTAGTTTGACGGATTTGCCTTTGGTGAATGATGCTGCTGGTTCTGCTTTGGCATCTACTTTATTGAACAGGTATCAGACTCCAGAGGTGGTGTTTGACGAGGCGAGCGTATTGCTTAATGGGCTATCTTCAGCGAAGCAGGAGTTGGTTGCGTCGTTGGAGATTGGCGATATTTTGGCGGTTGAGAAACGCTTTGCTGTTGGGTCGCCTTCTACGGTTCGACAGAACGTGGTGGTTGAGGGCATCCGGCATCAGATCGCTCCGTCACGTCATGAGGTGGTTTTGCGGTTGGGTCAGATTCAGTTGGTGTTGCCGTTTATACTTGACACCAGCAAACTTGATGACACTACTTATGCACTAACATAGGAGACACTATGGCAGTACGTCCAACATTCTCACCAGGTGACACCCTCACCGCAGCATCAATGTCAGCGTTGTCAAACAGCCTGATATCTATCAACGCTCAGACCGGAACGGCCTACACACCTGGCACAGCTCAGGTCGGTCAGTTGACGACTTTGAATAATGCAGCAGCACAAACGATTACTATCCCAGCCAACGCAACAACCGCATTCGCTATTGGTGACCAACTCAACTTCATGTTGCTCGGTACAGGCACCGCAACTTTTGCTGCGGGTGGTACAGCTGTCATTCGATCTGCTGGTGGCAAACTTAAACTCACAACTCAATACGCTGTTTGTACCGTACTCAAGTGGGATACCGACGCTTGGATTATGGTCGGCAACGTAAGCGCATAACATCATGCAAATCTTCGCAGGAGTGGGAGCAGGTGCAACAGTATTCTCGGTTGAGTATCTTGTTATCGCTGGCGGTGGTGGCGGTGGCTCTTCTCACGGTGGAGGTGGTGGTGGTGCAGGCGGTTATCGCACAAGCGTATCGGGAGCTACTTCTGGAAGAAATACTTCTGCTGAATCAGCAGTCAATTTTCTAGGTGGCGATAATGTGACTGTAACTATCGGTGCCGGTGGCGCAGCACAAACGGCAGGTTCCAACTCGGTTTTGAGTACTATCACATCAACTGGTGGTGGCCAGGGTGGAAGTGGAGGTAATGGTGCAGCGGGTGGAGCGGGTGGCGGTGGTGCTGGTTTTTTTGTTGCATTAGGCGGTGCAGGTACGGCAGCTCAGGGCTTTGATGGTGGTAACGGATATACAACACCTGCGAGTTATGGCGGTGGTGGCGGTGGCGGTGGTTCTAGTCAGAATGGAACCTCAGCTCTTACCAGTCTTAATGGTCAGCCTGGAGGCAACGGTCTTTCTAATAGCATCACAGGTTCAGCTGTTACCAGAGGCGGTGGTGGCGGTGGCGGTGGTGCTGCTGGTGGTTCAGCCGGTACAGGTGGCGGTGGTGCTGGTGCTGCTAGTGGTGCTGGAAGCCCTGGAACAGCAAATACTGGTGGCGGTGGTGGTGGTTCTGGTGCTGCGGGCGGTGCAGGTCGAATTGGTGGTGCAGGCGGTTCAGGAATCGTGGTTATCAGATATGCCGATACACTTCCCAACCTCACAGCAATCGATGGTGGTTTGACTAAAACTGGTGGTGGATTAACTCCAACAACAACAACTGGTGGATACAAGATTTATGAGTTCACGGCAGGCACAGGATTGATTACTTTCTGATGGCACATTACGCATTCATAGACGAAAACAATATTGTTGTTGAGGTAATTGTTGGTCGTGATGAGAACGATTTACCTGATGATGTTTTGTCTTGGGAATCTTATTATGGCGAGTTTCGTGGCATGACTTGTCTGCGAACTTCATATAACACTTATCTTGACGTTAATGGTGTTTCGCAACATCGTGAAGGTGGTACACCGTTTCGTGGAACATTTGCAGGTATCGGATACACATACGATCCTGATGCAGATGTCTTTGTTGGCTTTCCCATTGTGGAAACTCCATATTCAGTAACAGCAAGCTAATGATTAGTTACTTGGCAGGATTGCCACGAAGCGGTTCAACATTATTGGCAAGCGTAATGAACGAGAACCCGGATGTGTTCGTGTCATCATCCAGCCCGTTATGTAATGTTTTATACCATTCGCATCGATTGTGGCAGGCGCAAATTGCGTTAAAGGCAAACCCAAATCCGTTGGCTGTTCACAATTCTTTAAGTGCAATAGTTCCAGCGTTCTATGCTGACCGCACCGAGAAACTTATTGTAGATAAAGCATTCTCTTGGGGCGTGGCAGATAACCTTTCTTTGTTGTTGCAGTATGCTCCAGAACAACCACGTTTTATCGTCATGACAAGAAACCTTGACGATGTTATTGATTCGCTAACACGAATCGTATTTGCAAACCCAAATAACAATTTTGACCAAGACTTCACAGGCGAGCGAACACCAGAAGCGATACGGCAGCATCTATGTTTAGATGGTGGAATCGTTGATATGTCTGTTCGCTCACGAGACACGTTGTTGTCCCAACACCATGACCGTTGCTTTGTCGTCGAATATGAACGCCTAGTGAAATCACCACAACAAATACTAAATCAACTTTATGATTTCTACGGTATGGAACAATTTGTGCATAACTTCCATTCCATCACAAATAGCAATACCGATAACGACAGCGTTTGGGGAATCCCTGATATGCACAAAATTAAAACTTCTTTATGAACGACATATCTACACAAGCATTAAGTGTTCAAGGTGAATACAAGTAGTAAGTCCCGTTGGCTAGTCCTTGTCCCAGCGTTAATAGGTTTTCTTTTCACAGCATCGTCGGCTGAGGCTGACACGTTTGGTGTGTGGGAGTTCTCTAAGTCTTGTCTCGCTGCTGAGGGTGGGTCGGTTGTTCCGATTGAGGGTGGGTTTACTCTTGTTGGTGCTGATGGTGGGACGTGTGCTGGGAAGTCTCATTATGTTCGGATGCAGGCCACGATTCCTGAAGGCACTAATCAGATTGGTTTCTTGTGGTCGTATCAGACGAACGATGGTTCTTGGTATGACCCTCCACAAATCATTCTCAATGGGGTTATCACGAAGCTGACGAATGAGAACAACGCCACCGGATCAGGGTTGATTCAAGTTCAGGCTGGGGATGTGTTTGCGTTCCAGCAGTACTCGACTGATTCATGCTGCCAACCGGGCAACCTCACGATTACAGGCCTGACATTAGGCTTGGGTGAATGGGTATCTACAACCTCATCCACAACAACGACGACGACCTCTACTACTACTGTCCCGCTAGTGACTGTCCCTGTCACCAACCTGACTACTACGACTCTTCAAACAGTCGTGCCATCAACCACAACGGAACCACCACAAACAACAACAATCCCAGAAACAGTTTCAACGGTTACCTCAACTAGTTCAACGACAACAAGTACGTCAACGACTGTAGCCCCAACAACGACCACGACGACTGTGGTTTACACGCCTCCGGCAACGACAACTACCGTTCCTGAAACAACGACAACCACCACAACGGAACCAGAACCAGCCCCCACCACAACACTCCCGCCTCCGTTAGAAACAACCACATCAACTTCAACAACGACATCAACTGTCCCCCCTGTGACCACAACTCAACCAGATGTGACTACAACGCTACAAGCCCCCACAGATGAGCCTGAACCGCTCACCCAAACAGAACTACTAAACACCCTGAAAGCCCTCTCAGAAGCCACGACAGAGGCCATAGAAGCCATCGTAGATTCAGTCCTCAGCAAAAACCTAGACACCAGCCAAGCGACCCTGCTCATCACCAGCCCAGCCGTATTAGAAAACATCACCACCGCCCAAGCCGAACAACTCTTCAGCGAAATCGCCCCAACCGAACTCAGCCCCGACGAAGCCGAAGCAGTAGTCGAAGCGGTGCAAAATGCACCATCATCTGTGCGTAAAGCGTTTGAGTCTGTGTTGAATATCTTCCAAGGTTTCGCTGACAATTATGTTGCGCTGAACTCAACGGTGCCGGTGAAAACCCGTCGTGCGCTGATTGCGTTGAGTGCTGTATTCTTGACGGTAGCCCCTGCACCTACACGAAGGATTCGGTGATGAAGTTTTGGGGTGAGTTCCATGCGTTGATATGGACAATCGCAGCATCAGTCACCACGATTCTCACGTTGTCAGGCACGTTGCAACAGATCGTTATCTGGCTCACTTTGGCAGCTCTCGTTCTGCACTTCATCGGCGCATTCACCAATAAGGACAACAACTAATGGAAACCCTCAAGACCCTCATCCTTCGTATCGTTGCAGTATTCGGCTCATCAGCTTTGGCTGCTGTTGCCGGTGGTGCAGTCCTCGACGTGGAACTTTGGAAGGCAGCAGCAATCGCAGGAATCGTTGCAGCAGCCAAAGTCACCGAAGCCCTCCTTCGTGCTTGGTCATCTGATGGTGTGTTGACCAAGGATGAGATTGCTGAAGCGTTCGGCAAAGCTAAGTAATGGCATCCCTGAAGAAGGGTGCTGACCTTCCGATTATCCCTGTTGTTCTTTGCTCATGTTTGAAGAACGCTGTGCCTGGCAAGTTGCCACCGAAGTTACTTCGAGCGATTGAAGGCAAAGGCAAGTTGCACCAATGCGCAGCGGATGCGTATGAGGCGATGGATGCTGCTGCGAACGCTGAAGGAATTGACTTGTCTCCGACTAGCCAAGCTGACACATATCGCAGTTTGGAAACTCAGGAGTATGGCTTCTATCAAAGGTACACAACCGACGTAATCCCAAATCAGAAGCCGAAGGTCTACAAAGGCCAAGCCTGGTATCTCAAAAAGGGAATGGCGATGTTGGCAACACCAGGTCAATCGAAACATAACCTCGGAATCGCCATTGACATCGCTAACGCCAACGGGAAACGGCTGGAATGGTTGAAGAAGAACGCTGTGTCGTTTGGGTTCTCTTGGGAAGTTGTGCCAAGTGAGCCTTGGCATTTGAGGTACGTCGTCGGTGATAAGACACCGGAACGAGTCAAGGCTTGGTTGGCTTCAAAGGCTCAGGTGTGATGTGGAGGTTGTTCTCGCAGCGTTGGTCACCGCAGTTGGTGGAGTCATTACTACGATTCTGTTGAAGGTACGCAAAGAAAACACGAATGACCATGCAAGCGTCATGGAAATCCTGCGGTCAGTCGGTGGAAAAGTAGAGCGAATTGATAGTAAGTTAGATTCGCATATCGACTGGCATCTCAAGGAGGCTACAGGTGGGGAAGTTTCTAAGCGAAATTAAAGGTCAGCCCGTTGGCAACAGCGGAAGCATAGATTCCATTCTCGCCAAACTTGGTGAAACTGATGGTCGTGACTTGTTGGATGCGTTGAATGATCCAAACATTCGTCCGACCCAAATCATTAAAGCGTTGCAAGCCCGACAAATAAAACTATCTCCGTCAGTCATCACACGATACAGGGCTGCCAATGTCACTACTCAATGAAATACGCCAGTCGTATTATCCTTCGTGGCCTGTTGTACAACAAGGCAAGAAGTATGCACTCCCTGCAACGAAGGCATCAAAGACACCGCAACGAGATTATGCAGTCGCAGTCGTCCTACCCGACATGCAACTCGGATACTTCCGATCCCACAACAACACACTCGAACCCATCCACGACGAGCAAGCCTTAGACGTTGCACTCCAAATCGTCAAAGCCTCCAAGCCTGACCAGATCGTTTTGGTTGGTGACAACCTTGACCTGTGTGAGTTCGGCAAATATAGGTACACCCCAGCGTTCGCCAGAACCACCCAAGCTGCGATTGATAGGGCTAGTCAGCTCTGCGCACAACTCCGCAAACTAGCCCCAGACGCTCGCATCATTTGGATTGCTGGCAACCATGAGGAACGGCTCGGCAACTTCATCCTTGATGGTGCGGGTGCTGCGTTCGGATTGCGTCGAGGCTTGCGTCCTGAAGAGTGGCCTGTGATGTCGGTACCGTATCTCTGCAACCTTGACGACTATGACGTGGAGTATCTGCCTGGATACCCAACGGGTGCGCATTGGATCAACCAGCGTCTTCACGTCATTCATGGTGACAAGGTTGCCTCCGGTGGAAGTACCGCCCACAAGTATCTTGCGACAGTAAAAACCTCAGTCATCTACGGTCACATCCATCGCAGAGAATGGGCTGAACGCACTAGGGACGACCATGATGGAGCGAGAACAATCCTCGCTGCATCGCCTGGTTGTCTTGCCCGAATCGATGGTGCCGTGCCCAGCACTAGAGGAGGCCACGATCTTGACGGTCGCCCGTTGTATCGAGCGGAAGACTGGCAACAAGGTTTAAGCGTGGTTGAGTATGTGCCTGGTGACGGGGAGTTCAACCTTGAGATGATCCCTATTCGTGATGGTTGGGCTAGGTGGAGAGGACGAGATTATGTCGCACAATGAGATGAGGACGATGGTTGTGGTGAGATGGCATGACGCTCATTCTGCAACCGACACATGGACACCAATAGACGACATCGGAACCGACCCCTGTGAGGTCGTCAGCTGTGGATTCCTGCTCCCTACCAGCGATGGTGGCAAAGAAGACCACATCACGATATTCCAATCGAAGACTGACGCAGACGACGTTGACGGGGTTTTATGTATTCCAGTTGCTATGGTTCAAGACATGAAGGTCATGACCAAAAATATCCCAGGCTTAGCTCCAAGCAAGTAGACTAAACCTCGGATCGTTCGCCCGCCTTTATTGGGCTTGAACATCCCGCACACCTCCCCCTCCTTGGGTGTGCGTTATATATCGGACAAACGGAAGGAAACAACTTGCTGAAATTAACCGCAAGCCTCATAGCCATACTCACCTTTGGTGCAGGCGTAACTTACGCTCAAGCACCCCAATCAACCCAGACCAACCCAGCCGTAATAATCGAGCATCAACGGCAAATGCGTGAACTGATGCCACAAGTCGTAGAAGAAAAACTCCCCAGAGGAGTCCCAAAAGATAAGTCCAAGCGATGCCCACAATGGGAACCTAAGATCGCTGAAGCAGGCTTACCGGTGCAAACCTTTAGTTATATCGCTTGGCGTGAGTCGGGTTGCAATAGAAAAGCGGTCAATGCCCGTTGGGACGCTCAAGGTCAAATCGTGTGGACACTCAACAAGAACGGTTCATATGATTCAGGTCTGTTTCAGCACAACTCGTCATGGTGGTCAGCAACGAAGCAGGTCTGCGGTATTGATACAGGTTCAAGGCGCAAAGACCTAGAAGCCCTCTATGACGTGGACTGCTCAATAGCGATGGCTGTATGGCTCATGGAAAACACCAAAGGCAAACTAGCCAACTGGAATCTCTGACCATCCACCACATCGCTTCAGTCTTGCTCTAATGTCATGAATGACCCGAAGGAGGGCATCATGACAAACCGTCAAAAGCAAATAGGAACCGTAATCGGAATGGGAATCTTGTGGGGATTCTGGCTCATGCCAACAGCAGAAGACCTACCGGATGCGCAACCAGCAACACCGCTCGAATGGAAACTATTCATCGCACTCAACTTCGCAGCGATAATCTATTTACACATCTTGAACGTGCGTGAACATCAACTCCAAATCCGTAAAGAAGCACAGCAACGATATTGGGAACGAATGGAAACTCGTTCACGCAACAATCATCCAACCGCCAAATGAGTAGCGGTCATGTAGTTGATATGTGGTCAGACGGTGATAACACGTTTAGACCACAACGCCCAGACTGGCAAGAAAAAGCACGATGCAAAGGCGAGACCGAACTGTTCTTTAACGAAGGTTCACCACACGCAATCGCTGATGCGAAACTGTTTTGCGCTGGTTGCAACGTGCGTCGAATCTGTCTCAAGTTTGCGTTAGACAACGATGAGGTCGGTATTTGGGGTGGTACGACTACTATGGAGCGTCAAAGGTTGAAACGGTCTAGGAGGCGTACTGGTGACATCACCGCAGAAGCGTAAAGGTTCCGCAGCTGAACTTGCTGTAGCGAAGTGGTTGCGCAAACTTGGCTGGATTCACGCCGAGCGCAGCCGTTGTGGTTGGTCGGACGATAGAGGCGACATAGACGGAATGCCTGGAGTCTGCATTGAAGTTAAAGCAGAGAAGAAGATTGATATTCCAGGCTATTTGCGTGAGCTTGAAGTTGAAATGGAGAACGCTAAAGCATGGACAGGTACCGTCATCATCAAGCGCAGAGGGTCAACCAATGTGGATGACTGGTATGCGGTCATGCCTGCGAAGGTGTGGGGTGAACTGATGTTCATGCTCGACCAACCAACTCAAAACCCTGTTACACCCACCCCGTAGAAGTAATGCTTGACAAAGCAAATCAACCTGCTACTGTCAATTCACACCCATAATTCCCAAGCTCAGGAGGCCTGCGAAAATGACTACATCAGACGAGTTCAGCTTATTAGCCGAAGCACCAAAAGACCGTTGGGGTCGCTACAAAATTAGCGATCCAGCATCTGGCAAAGAACGTGGCTACACACGAGTTACAACAATCGCAAAAGTGTTGGACGATTCATCGTCACTTGCTGATTGGAAAACACGAATGGCAATCACCGGCATCGTTCAACGAGCCGATCTGCTTGCTCAAGCATCAACAGCATTAGATGATCGAAGCAAACTCAACAAGATTGCTAACGATGCCATTGATGCTGCTGGTGCATATTCACGAGCCAATCTTGGTACAGCACTTCACTCAATCACCCAGCAGTTAGACCTTGGTATGAAGCCACAAATCCTTCAAGGATTACAGGCAGATATTGAAACTTATGTTGCATCAATCGCAGCGTGGGACTTCGGTATGCGCAAGGAATGGATTGAAGTTCTACTCATTAACGATGAGTACGAGTATGCAGGTACAGCAGACCGAATCGTCACTACCCGTGATGGCAAGATTTGCATCTTTGACCTAAAGACCGGAACAGACTTGTCTTACTCTTTCGGTTCAATCGCAGTCCAACTCGCTATGTACGCAAACGCTGACTGGATTTACGACTGGAAAACTGGCGAACGCACAGCACTCCCAGAAGGCTTGGATATGAAAGAAGGAATCATCTGCCATCTTCCAGCAGGTGAAGCGACGTGCAAGTTCTACACAGTTGACCTGGAAGCAGGATGGGAAGCAGCGAAGATGTCGTTCGCAACCCGCAACTGGCGTAAGCGCAAAGACCTCTTCAAGCCTTATCAGTTCTCTGACGAGAAGCGGAGAGTCGTCGAGCCTGTGTCAAATCCGATGGCACAGGCCGATGATTCCGTCTCGCCAAAAGAGTTGCAAATCCGTCAAGAATGGATGAAGCAACGCATCGCCAACCTCACCCGTGAAGCCCAAGCGATGCTCATTCTTTGCTGGCCTGAAGGATGCCCCAAACTTCAGGAGACTTCACCGGAACAGTTACAACAACTGGTGAAGGTCATTGAAACTGTTGAAGCTCAACATGACATCCCGTTCTTTGAAGATGACCCAACCGTCAAGAAGCCTGCAAAGCGTAAGTCGAAGGCGTTTGACACGGCAGAAATTGACAGCATTCAATGAATAGCATTGAAGGTCGTGACCTAGATCAGACAGGCGACGAGCAAGCAGTCACCTATATTCGTGAACGCCTCAACAGCATTCAAGGTGCTGACAGGGCAAGGATGGCGATGCTTATCACGCAAGCCGAACTTGCGGGTCGCAGCATCAGCCTCAAAGAAACAAAATCTCTTCGAAGGTTTGAAATCGCCAGAGGGTTATTCCTTCTGTTCGACTCAGGCCAATTCGATGAAGACTTGGTGAAGGACATCTGTTCCCAAATCACCTCGCAGAAATACACAAAACCAGGTGAAGCACTTGCCAACCTTGACGTGAAACAAGCACAGCGGTTCGCTAACGCTTGTCACGGCATCGCACGTGACCTGCTGAACCTGATCTATATCCCAGAAACCAATCAATTCCACATAGAGGAGCAAGCATCATGACAGACATATTCCTATCCGATGGCGGGAGCAAATATCCCGCTTTGAAGTTTGAGAATATCAATGACACCCACTCAGGCACAGTTATCGAAGTGAAGAAGCTCGAAGACCGTGATCCTGCTGGGACAGTCAAAACTTGGGACAACGGCGACGTGCGATACGTCTTCGTATTCACCATGAACACAGCCGATGGCATCGGAAACCTTTGGGCGAGAGGCAACATGGTTAAAGCAATCCGTGAAGCAGCTCAAGCCATCGGAGCATCAACAATGGTTGGAACGAAACTGACCGTCAAGTACACCGGTGATGGCGAAAAGAAATCAAAAGCCTTCAACGCACCGAAGTTGTACAAGGCCAAGGTTGAACCAGCCGTGAAGGATGACTCAGAATCAATGTGGTAAACCCACAATAAATCGTGACAGGTTGGGTAGCGAGCGAACCCCCATTCGCCCCCTGCGGTACCCAACCTGTCGCACTTATTTAGCCAGGAGAACATATGACCATCCAAGACCTAAAGAACGCAATAGCGTTTCTTGAGAAAAGTTTCGTCGGTCAAGGTGACCAAGAACGACTCTTCAAAACCATCGAAGCATTAAAGATTGAAATTGCTAGGAGGCAAAAAAAATGATTGATGTTAACCAGTTCGCAGAACTAGAGCTGCGAGTCAACGACCTACAAAACGCCCTCGCACGAGTCATCGAGGAACGTGACAACTACAAAGACACAGCAGACTCCCTGTTCCGTGAACTCGAATCCTGTCGTGCCACACTCACTCAAGCCAACTCAGACATCTCACGCCTACGCATCTACCTAGCCCAAGGTGCCGAACTCTAATGGACGCACGAAGTTTCATCGCCGGTGTACTCACCTCAACCCTCATAACCTGCACCGCACTCTTCATCGGAGGCTGGATGGCAACAAACGCCAAAGAAGATGCGTGTACAAAGTTTGGCGCTGCGATAGGTGAGCAAACCAAGTTCATTACCTTCGGTTTTACTGAAAGCAAATGCTTCATAACTATCAACGGACAATGGACGGATGTGAACCCATGAACCCAATGATTCTGTCAGACAAGGTTGCAGGCATCATCAAAGACCTAGAAGTGCAGGTCGGTATCAAAGACATCGCACTCAGCTCAGCGATGCGACGTATCGAAGACCTTAAGTCCGAAGTTTATGAACTGACCAACACAGTCGAAGAATTACGGGAGGTCATTCGTGACATCGTTACAAGGTAGTTTCCCAGACGCACCACACACCATCAGCGTCCTCGCCCATCGTGACCAGTCAGCGAACTGGGTGGCACACATCGCCAACCATGACATCATGACAGCCAAAGACACAAACGGCCTCTACCTACTCGTCAGCCTTGACGAAGACGGAACCATCACCATCGCAACCAAACCAGGTAGTGCTTGGGATTCACGCTGGTCATCGCCAATCAAACTGGAACGACGATGAGTCGTGACAACGAGTTAGCCCTAGACCTATTCATGCTGGGTTATGAACGCAACGAACTAGTACATCTGCTCAACGAAGCCAACCAGCTCATCGAATCATTACGCAACGAACTAGACGCACTCAAAGAGGAGTTAAACAAATAATGGAAGCACTCATAGCTCTCGGAATCATCATGTCAGTATTCTTCTATTGGTTGACCCGATGATCTACCGAGTCCAATGCAACAAGTGTGGCTCAATGGTCAGACACGACACACAAATCCTTCAAGGCTGCCTCTGCGACCCTGATGCTCCAACATGGATCGCTATCCAACAGGACGGACGAATGCTCAAGATGAGCCATGCAGATTACACAGTCTTTGAGCAAGCATGACTCAAGCCCGTATCTGCAACTGCACCATCAAACGTGCGCTACCAACGAAGCCGTTATGCGGAGATAAGCCAGACGACTTTGACGAGTAATTATGAAGACCCAATCGCAGAGTTCATAGAAGCATCAGCTGAAGGACTCTGCACCGGCTATGTCGTCATCGCAAACATCGAGCGCATCAACGGAGACCAATCATTCTGGGTGACCACCCTACGAAATCAAACCGCATCAACCAGTCTCGGCCTACTTGAATCAGCGAGCGCAGCAGAGAAGTATCGGATCGCACGATCATTCAATAATAGGTATGACGAAGACGAAGACGAATAACACCTACACTCAAACGAAACCTAATCCTGTAGGAGGGATATGAAAACTAAAACACGCAAGAACAATGGCTACAACTATCCCGCCTCAGCCTTACTGAAACTGTTCCCAGAAGATACGTGGGCATCAACAATCGGTGAACATCTCGGAGTTGGTAGAGCTGCAATTCAAACATGGCGAGAAGGCAACACCTACCTAGACCAATGGCGAGCAGATAAATATGCTTGCTTGCTGGGCAGACATCCTTCAGAGATTTGGTCTAACTGGTTTGATGAAGTGGAGTTGGCATCGTGACAATGCGTGAGGAAGCCATCAAACTCGCTGAACTTGGTATCAGGGTTATTCCGATTAAGCCTGGGCAGAAGTATCCACCGATGCCACAATGGCAAGACAAAGCGAGCAACGACATCCACGTCGTCAACGATTGGTGGACGAATCAATACTCAGGTTACGGAATCGGTATCGCAACGGGGCAAACCAAACACGGACGCATCTTCGTACTCGACGTGGATGACCGTGAAGAATACAAAGGCTCAGACACCCTGCACGACCTACAAGAAAAGTACGGTCAACTACCCGAAACAGTCACAGCGATAACTGGTACCGGTGGACAACACCTGTACTTCTACTGTGAAGAAGATATACGCAACGATGCAGGATCACGCCTCGGAGTAGGGCTGGACATCAGGGGAAGTGGGGGTCAGGTTTTATGCAGCCCAACTGTTCACCCCAACGGCAGAAGCTACCAATGGGAACATGGCCTCAGCCCACACGAACGACGACCAGCCAAAGCCCCAGACTGGCTCGTCAAACTCTTAACCAAACAACCAGAGATGGTCAAACCAATCGGTCAGCCTGATTCATTCCTAACAGACCCGAACACCCCCTCAGCCCGTTACTGTGCGAAGACAACGTGGGAAGAACTGCTTATCCCTGACGGCTGGACGCTTGCAAAGGTTGACCGTCATGGTGAACAGCATTGGGTTCGCCCAGGCAAAAATCCAAAGGACGGAACCTCAGCCACCATCGGGCATAACGGGAATGATGCACTCATCGTCTTCACCTCTAGCATCCCTTGGCTACCCGAAGGGGGCTACAACCGCTTCGGATACTATGCAGCATCAAAGCATGGTGGAGACTGGAAACAAGCCTCCCAAGCCTTCCTAGCCACCTCTGAAGGCAAACCTGAACCCATCACACCAATCCCCACACCAGACGAAATGCTCTCGATGCTGGTGGACTGGAAAGCATTCTGGTCACTTGAACACGCAACAGAAGAATGGTTAGCCAAACCACTCATCGCCAAAGGCAGACAGACCGCACTATTCGCTGGAGCCAAAACAGGTAAGTCCTGGTTGACACTCAATGTCACCGCAGCACTAGCCACCGGCAAACCCATCCTCGGACAACCAGCACAACCACCAGTCCACGTCCTCTACCTTGACTACGAAATGATTGAGTCAGACCTCTACGAACGCCTAGAACAATTCGGCTACACAGAAGACGACGACCTCTCCCACCTCCACTATGCACTCATCCCAAACCTCCCACCACTCAACACCACCGAAGGTGCCTCAGCCGTAATGAAACTCGTAGAGCTAACCAAGGCTGAAGTCGTAGTGATAGACACCACAGGACGAGCCATTGATGGTGAAGAGAACTCAGCAGACTCCTATCGTGAGTTCGCACGCACCACAGGACTAGCCCTCAAACGCTCCAACATCTCCTGCATCCGCACAGACCACGCAGGTAAAGATGGTGGCAAGAAGCAAGGCCAACGAGGTTCCTCAGCCAAGAACGATGACGTGGACATCGTGTACCGCCTTGACAAGTCAGACGATGGCCTAACCCTGAAGCGCACCCACACCCGCATCAGCTGGGTACCAGAAACCGTCTCACTTGTCGTAGAAGACTTTGACGACATCATCACCATCAGACTTCGCACACGGGAAACAAAAGGCTGGACACCAGCCGAAATAGCCCTAGCCAAACGCCTAGACGACCTAGGCATCCCACAAGACGCAGGAGTCAACGAAACCCAACGCATCGCCAAAGAACGAGGACTCACACTCGCACGCAAATCAATCCTCGGACGAGCCATCCAATGTCGCCAACAACCACGACCAGACCCCCTAGACACGGGAACCACCCTTGGGAACCACTTCACAGAACCCAACACGGACAAGGGAACCACCCCCCGTACCGTAAGGTACGGTGGGGTTCCGTCCCAGCCCCAGCCCACCTCAGCCCTAAGCAATCAAGACAACATCAACATCGAATCAGAACTTTGGTAACCATGCCTATCCAACGCCCCTGCCTAGTGTGCAGACAACTCACAACCAACATCCAACGCTGCAACACCTGCCAGCAGGCATGGCAGTCCAACAGGAACAAGAAGCGAACTCACTACCAAGGTGATTACGCATCACGAGCAAAGCGAGTACGAGAGACCACCCTGCTCTGCTGGCTATGTGGCAAAGGCTCTAATCCAGATGATCCTTGGCAAGCAGATCATGTTACGCCAGGCGATAGTGCAAGTGAGCTTCGTGGAGCGCATCGCAGCTGTAATGCGTCCAGAGGCAACCGAGGTAAGGCATGACCCCCCCACCGGCAGATCGGGGGGTGGGGTCAAACTGTAAGGCTTGCCTAACGCAACTAC